GAATGTTATAAAGTATGTGTGTCGTTATAAAAATAAAAATGGCATACAAGATTTAGAAAAAATAATTCATTACTGTGAATTAGAAATTAAAAAGATGAAAGACATGAGTAAAAAGAAATGAATGTTTACACAGAACTAATGGGTTTATGTATTTTAACAATCTATTTATTTGATTTAATATGAATGTATTATTAAATGAAGAAAATTTTATTTTAGTAAGAGATAGAAAAAACTCTGTTAGAATTAAATTAAAGAAAAGTGGTTTATGTTTAAATATATCTAAAAAATATTTTTTATTTCAAAATAAAGAAAGAACTAAAGCTGTATGTCATGGTCCTATTTTTGATTATATAGTTAGAAAAACTAAACAATCTATTCAAGAAAAAGAATTAAAATTTTTAAGGAGTGTTAATTAATATGATAGTACCACATACAGAATGGAACATGCCTACTGAATTCCCTGATCTAAGGGATGCAGATGAAATTGCAATTGACTTGGAAACAAGAGATCCTGATTTAAAAACAAAAGGATCAGGTTCTATTATTGGTAATGGTGAAGTTGTAGGTATCGCTGTAGCGGTAGATGGATATAAAGGATACTTTCCAATAGCACATGAAGAAGGACCAAACCTAGATCGTAAAAAAACTTTAGAATGGTTTAAAGATATTTGTGAATCTCCTTCTACAAAAATATTTCATAACGCAATGTATGACGTATGTTGGATACGTAATTTAGGTATAAAAATCAATGGTTTAATCATAGATACGATGATTGCAGCCAGTCTAATAGATGAGAATAGATTTTCATATACCTTAAATACTTTATCTTGGCATCACTTAAGTGAAGGTAAGAACGAAGCAAGATTAACTCAAGCAGCTAAAGAAAGAGGATTAGATCCTAAAGCAGATATGTGGAGAATGCCTGCAATGGAAGTTGGAGCGTATGGTGAAAAAGATGCTGAACTGACTTTAAGACTTTGGCACAAATTAAAAAAAGTAATTGTTGAAGATGATCTTCAAGATATATTTAATTTGGAGACTGATCTGTTTCCTTGTTTAGTTGATATGCGTCACCTAGGGGTGCGGGTAGATATTGAAAAAGCCGATCTATTAAAAACAAGATTGGCAACGAGAGAAGAAAAATTATTACGGGAAATAAAAAAAGAAACAGGCATAGATACTCAAATATGGGCTGCACAATCAATTGCCAAAGTTTTTGACAAACTGATGCTACCTTATAGCCGAACTGAAAAGACTGACTCTCCCTCATTTACAAAAAATTTTATTTCTAATCACGATCATCCTGTAGTCAACATGATAGCAGAAGCTAGAAAAATAAACAAGGTTAGAACTACATTTATTGACACTATTTTTAAACATGAACACAATGGCAGAATCCATGCAGACATCAATCAAATACGATCAGATGATGGTGGAACGGTTACTGGACGATTTAGTTATTCGAATCCAAACCTACAGCAGATACCCGCCAGGGATCCGGAAACAGGGCCACTCCTTCGATCATTGTTTATACCAGAACAAGGTTGTAACTGGGGAACATTTGATTACTCGCAACAAGAACCAAGATTGGTTGCACACTATGCATTAAAGTTTGGACTTCCTTCTGTAAATACAATTGCAGATTCATATGAGAATGATCCATCAACAGACTTTCACAAAATAGTTGCAGAGATGGCATCTATACCAAGATCACAAGCTAAGACAATTAATCTTGGATTGTTTTATGGTATGGGTAAAGCAAAACTACAAGGTGAGTTAGGTGTATCAAAAGAAAAATCAGAAGAACTATTTGCAAAGTATCATGGTCAAGCGCCATTCGTTAAACAGTTGATGAATAAAGTTATGAAAGCTGCAGAGTCAAGAGGACAAATTAAAACATTGTTAGGCAGACGTTGTAGATTTCCTAAGTATGAACCTATCTTAAGAGGTGCAGATTGGGGAACATATGTGCCACCAGAAGATGATGAACGTATGAGAGAACTACAAGAAATGGGCCCTCACTTAAAAGATTTTGAAGGTAACATTATAAAAGATAAAGATGGTAATCCAAAGAAAAATTATTGGCATGAAAATTCAACACGTAGAGCATTTACTTATAAAGCTTTAAATAAATTAATTCAGGGATCAGCTGCAGATATGACTAAAAAAGCTATGGTTGATTTATATAAAGAAGGTTTAATAGGTCATATACAAATACATGATGAATTAGATTTTTCTATTGAATCAGAATCACAAGCTGATAAAATAAAACAAATAATGGAACAGGCAGTAAATCTAGAAGTTCCTAATAAAGTTGATTACGAATCAGGACCTAATTGGGGCGAAATAAAATGAGGAACTTATGGCATATCTTAACGCGAATATACCACCGATTTACTGTAAAATTAGGAGGGAATATCTTTATGACATGGATGAACAATATAAGAAAGATAGTCGTGAATGTGTTATCTTTGGTGTTAGCTCTATTTCAGGAAGGGCTCTCTTATTTAACATCATGCTACCCAATGGTGCGTGCTTTTGGCGTTTGCCTATCTCAGCGTTTTTCCAAAAACGTTATGATCGAGCCGATGTGCCGGATATGTCGACGGACCAACTCCAACTGTGGAATTGTTTTAGTTATTGGCCTAGTGTTCATACTTTTGATTGGTTGGCTGGTATAGATGGAAAATATTTAGGTAAAGATAAAAAATTTTATAAAGGTCAATACTTATTTACTATTGACTGGGCACATCCAGAAACTAATATACTAAACACGGAACATTCAGAGATTCCGCAAGAACATAAGTGTGCACATATCATGGCACTTGAAAACGGCAACTATGCTGCTCAGCCAAACAATAGAATCATTTGGCATGTTAATAGTTATACAACAGAAAACGAATGGCCTGATTATAAAGTGCAAACTACTTATTGGGATGCAGAAGGTGATGATTGGGTAACAGAAGATTCTGATAGAATGTTCTATAACATTGAGGATAAAAATGAAAATAAAATGTAATATTTGTGGGCACGCATGTCATTGTTACGGTAAAGGTTATCATTTAAATTCAAATAAATGTGATAGTTGCATTTGCGATAGTTGCACGTGCAAACCTTTAGTGTTAAAAGACGAACCGAAAAAATTATCTTTATGGCAAAGATATGTTAACTGGCTGTTTGGAGAATAATATGAGAAAACAATGTAAACAATGTAAAGAAGCGTTTGATGCAAAAGATGAATTTGATTTATTTTGCAGTAAAGAATGTAAAGAAGAAGCGTTAGCCGAATTAGATTCTGATTCTGATGAATGTTTATCGTGTCAATAAATTATGAAAATTGATATTAAATGGATCCTAGGATTTGCAGGTAGTGCATTATTTGGATTATGCACTTGGGTTCTAATATCTATTGTTGATTTAAAAGAAGACACAAACTTTATAAAAGGCGAATTATTGGGTATTGAAAAAGCAATAGGAAGAGTTTATAACTACATAAATAATAAATGAACCTTTCTCGAAACTTCACGCTTCAAGAACTCATCAAATCGGATACAGCGATCCGTTTAAATATAGATAACAATCCTAACGGCGATCAGATTGATAAGTTAAAACAACTGTGTGAAAATGTTTTGCAGCCAGTACGTGATCAATTCGGTAGAGTGAAGGTGACATCAGGCTTCAGGTCCCCGGAATTATGCAGAGCAATTGGAAGTTCAGAAAATTCACAGCATGCAAAAGCTGAAGCAGTTGATTTCGAAGTGTTAGGTGTAGACAATGCTGAGGTCGCTGATTGGATACATAAATGCTTAGAGACAGATCAACTTATTTTAGAATTCTATACGCCAGGAGAGCCTAATAGTGGCTGGATCCATGCAAGTTGGGTACCTTATCAACCAAGAAGACAATTTATGCATGCTTATAGAGAAGATAAGAAAGTAAAATATAAACCCATAATAGGAAAGGCAGTAGATCTCGTATGACGATAGATAAAAAAGTAATAAACTTATTTAATAAAATAGATACCGTTCATGGTTTTTGTGAAGAATGTGAAGAAGAAGTAATTTTAGTTGCAATCGTTCAAGAATTTTATAGATGTACTAATTGTGGACATGATACAAAACAACATGTTAATGGTAGAATAAGATATATGTCTCTATCAGAAAGTGACAGACAATTTATTAAAGAACATTATAAGAATGGCTAGAAAATTTAAAGACTTCGTACAAAGACCGAAGCCTAGGAAAAGACCTGGGAAACATAAAAAAAGGATGAATAAAAATGAGAAGCGTGATTTTAAAAAATATAACCGACAAGGCAGATGAGTTAGCCAACGAGTACAACAGGACTCGGGACCCAGGCATCAGGGATCAGTGGTTTAAATTAGTTAAGACGGTTGACCAATATCCGGAGCCACGGGAGACTCCTCCACCGAAATTGGGACGCAAGAAAATTTTGGGTAAAGCTGCCATTCGTTGATTGTTTTTTGATCAAAGAATTCACCACTAAATAACAATTCAAAAGACTCACCTAGACCGGATTTAACACATCCGTAGTGGTCCTTATAATATTCTTTTATATTATATTCTGATAATATAGGAGCAATACATTCACCATTTAAACCAGCACATAGATAAATTGTAAGTAAAAATTTCATTGACAATCTTGTAAAAAAATATAATTATCCTATATTGTTATTTATATAAAAATGAAAGGATACAATAATGACTGATATAAGTAAATACAAATCTGTCGCACTATCACACTCTAGCTGTGATAAGCTCGATAAGATAAGAAAGGTAATTGTCCCTGAAGTACAAGTTTCAAGGGCAAAAGCATTAGATATAATAATTAATGAGAAAGCGAGAAAACTAAATGGCAAGATATCAACAAGGTAATTTTGGATTTAAAACATTAGTAGAGTTTGATGAAAGAAATCCAGTTAGAAACTTATGGAGAAACGTATTAATTGCAGCTATTTCAGATGCAATTAAAATTAAATCTACCACATTAAAATTTTCTGAGTTTTATAAAAACAAGAAGTTTTATGAGTTAGATTATGTTACCAAACAAAACAGAGATTTTGATGCGGTATGTCAATTGTCTGAGTTAGATGGTAATTTAGTTAGAAAGAAAATAAATAAAGTAATGAAAGAAATGGAGGATAATTATGGAAAAAACACCATGCCCAAGATGCCATGGAAACGGTTATATCAGAGTGAAGGAGTCTATAGAGAATCCGACGGAAACCATACACCAATGTCCACAATGTAATAGTCAAGGAGAGATTATGATAGATGAACCTAGATTTAAAAACATTCAGAGAGAAAGAGATTTGCTTTCTGTTGCACATATAAAAAAATTAGAAGAGGAAATAGATATGTTACGAAAACAAAAAATATATCTACAATCAAAACTAAGAGAGAAAGGTGAAAATGATAAGAGGAGATAGTACGGACTATGAACTATTGGATAAATGGACTAAGGGATTTGATTGCCAAGGTTATAAGACATGTGAGATCGGAGTTCGTGAAGGACTTGGGTCTAAGATTATTATGGACAACGTCATTAATAATTATATCCATGTGGGTGTTGATCCTTATGGTAATTTAGAGTACCAACATTATGATAATACCGGGGCTTATACCTGTGATTATACTGATGACATGAGAGATACGATGCTCAATGATTTTAAACCGTATCGTAATCAAGGAAAATTTACATTGTGTAATATGACGGACACACAATTTATGAATG